AAATGTTTATGGCTAAGAGTCAAGCTGCTCCACCTGTACCACAAGCACCTCAAACTGGACAGACTCCAGAAAAAGCTGCTTCAACACCAGCTAAAAGAACCTTAAAAAAAGCAGAAACTAATGACTAAACCAATTAATATAACAAGGGAACAAATAGAGCAGACTATAAAACAAATGACTGATTACTTATGGTTTGAGAAAGGAAACTATAATCTTAATATTGTAGGTATCAGAAATTCTAGTACTGGCGCTAATGTTACCAATAGGTTTGATGATAAAATTACATTATCATATAAAACTGGTGAAGTCAAAGATGATAATGGAAATATAATTACTCCTGGAGTATGGAAATTTCATTGTTATGATTGTACTACAGACCCTGGAACTCATTGGGTAGAAAACATAATGAGAAAAGCTGGGGTTGCAATTCTTAAACCTGGCCAATATAGAGGTAGTCACATTATAAGAAAACATCAAGGTAGATATGATGCATTAGGTCAAGATAGACCTGTTAAGGTTTATAGAGACAACAATAGAGATGGTCAATATAATCTTTATGAAGAATCTGTGCAAGAAGGTTTATTTGGTATTAATATACATAGAGCTACTAAGTATGCAGGTAAAAAATCTACACAAGTAGATAAGTGGTCTGCTGGTTGTCAAGTAATAGCAGCCAATGATGATTGGAAACTATTTATGAAAATATGTGGGGTAATAGATTTACCTATACTTTATTAGAGAGTGATAAAATATTAACTACATGGCTTTAGTAAATAAAGTAGACAAGAAAGTTAAAATGAGTAAGGATGAGGTTATTAAATATCAAATCCTTACTTATTGCTTTTTAAATGATATACAAATTAGCAATTCTGATTTAATATGTTTATCAATTTTAGCAAAGAATAGTAATGTAGAACTTACTAAATTTTGTGAACTTATATCTACAAATGGTATTTTTAAAAGTGCTCAATCTTGTAGAAATGCATTGACGAAAGCAGAGAAAAAAAATTTAATAGTTAAAAATGGATCTAATAAAAAAACTATATGTATAAATCCTATTATGAATATACAAACAAATGGTGTAATATTATTAGATTATAAAATTTTAGGGTTTGAAGCCAAAGAGTCATAAAAGTTTTTTTAATGATGTTGCAAAAGAAGTGGGTGTACATAAAGATGTAGTTGAAGATTTAATTGCTTTTTATTATGGTAAAATAAGAAAAAATTTATCTAACTTAACAGATACACATATTAACATTTCTAATCTTGGTACTTTTAAATTAAGAAAAAAAAGATTAGAAAAAAATATAAAAAGAAATAAAGATATTATAGGTAATCTTGAAAAAATGACTTATAAAGGTTATGATAAATATATACCTGTTAAAAATAAATTACAAAAAATGGAACAAGCTTTAAGCATGTTAAATAAAAAATTAGAAAATAAAAAAAAATTTAGAAATGAGAATAAATAAAATTATTGGAGCTT